CGTGACAGAGGCAGACGTGCCGCCAAGAGGAAAGAACCTGCCGCCGCCAGCCTTCCAGCGATCGCTGTGCGAAGCGCCACCCTTGGGGTTGGAGCGCTCTGCCAGCAGCGGCTGACCCTTGCCCCACTTGCCGCTCTCCTTGATCGACCACTCCCACTCAACCGTGTTGACGTGGTGATCACCATCACGCCCCAGATCAGGGCCAGGGCGCCCAGCGCTGTGGTGCACCGTGTTGCCGTCTTGCCCTGGCTTACCCGTATCCCCCTTGCTGCCCTGCTCGCCGCGAAGCCCTTGTGGTCCTTGAACGCGCCCGGCGTTCACGACGGTGCCATCTGATAGTCCGATGATGAGATCACCGGAGACGATCCCAGCGCTGACGATGGACGTGCTCACGGTGCTGCTCAGTCGTATGAAGACAGGTTAGAGAAGACCCTCTAACAGGGCTGCACCGCGCTTGCCACGACGGTGTCGATTGCCCAGGGTTTTCCGCTGCGCAGGAGTCAATTTTTCGTAAATTTCTGGTGAGATGCCAAACTTTTTCGCAGTGAAGGCTCTTTGAGCGGCCTTGGCTGCGCTTATTTTTGCGCCAATTTCAGCGCCCCTGCCTTGCTTCGCTGCTTTTATCTTTGCGAGATGCTCTTCGCTGAAGGCTCTGCCTTTCCGTGCTGCGCTCATTCTTGCACGAGTTTCGGCACTTAGCACTCTGCCTTGGTTGGCTGCGCTTATCTTTGCACGCTGCTCTGCGCTCATGTCTTGCTTGGCTGCGCTTATCTTTGCGCGATGCTCGGCGCTGAAGGTTCTTCCCTTCATAGCTGCGCTCATTTTTGCACGCGAGCTTGCGTGAACTTTGCGCCCAAGCGTTCCCTCCCCTCCATCCGTAAGGTTGCGAAGGATGCCAATGCCAAGATCTTTGCGCCCATAGCGGCTGATATACAGAATCTCCCATCTCGCTGCCTGATCCCAAGTCAGCCCAGACCTCATCACTCGAATTCTGTTAGAGCCTCGGGTCGGCACTGCACATGTGTGTTTCTGAAAAAGGCGCGCTGCGGTAGATGCGATGCCAACGTAATAAGGAGAGCCGTCAGCGCGGAGATAGCAATAGACAAAACAGCCTTGCTTGGCGACTTCGGCAAAATCGACCGTGCGGAGCTTCTGGAGGAGGGGGGTGCGACGCATCGCCTGGGTGACTCTCCCCGTATTATGGGGTCTACCCCTGCGTAGCGTCAAGGGGTCATCCCAAAGATCCGGCAGCGGCGCTGGTAGTCCTCTTCGTGGTCACGGTGGATCCGTGCAGCGATGCCCTTTGCCTCACGGCAAAGCCTGCGAAATCCCATACGGAGATCTCCCGTCAAGTTCACGTCATGCCCTGCGTTGACATAGGCCATCACCGTCGCCATGTCCCCGTACAGCGCACGCTCCGCCTCCCACCACGGCAGCTTCGGGTATGCCCTCTGCACCTGCCGCTCAAACCAGGCCGCACGCTCCGCCACCCTGATGCCCTGCAGGGTGAACACACGCCAACCCACCGGCTTGCGCTCCTCATACAGACGCCTGGCTTCCGCCAGCGCCTGCTCAGCTTGGTGACTCATGCGCGGACGTTAGCCCTGCTTGGTCTTGTCCACAAACTTGAAGCCGCGCTCCTCAGCCAGCCTCTCCACAAACCCCTTACTGCCTGGCTTCAGCTTCGGCAGGAACTCAGGATCAACCTGCGGCAGCGGCGGTGGATCAGAAAACCGGTTGTCGCGTGGCTCAGTCATCCAGCTGCTCCAGGTCGACTCGATAACGGTAGACCCCCTTCGCCGTGAAGCCAGGGTCAATCTCCTCGCGCACAACACTCTTCACCTTGTAGCGCACCCCATCAGGCTGCAGCACTTCCTGTTCGGTGTCGCCCCATTCCGAGAAGGCAGAGATGTCCACGCCGCGCTTGTTGTCGACGGACATGACCACCTGATTCTTGCCGCCGATCGTGAACGTCTTCATGTCCCCGTTCTTCGTCCAGCTTTCGAGCGCCTTGGTTGGGGCACCAGATTCAATGCCTTTCAGCATCGTCTCGAACTCTTCCGTGCCCATGTTCAAGCCACGGTAGACCGTGCCTTTGTGTGTCTCAGCGTTGTTGATGTACTGAGTGAGAGCCTGCAGGTTCTTCTTCTGAGTAGCAGACGTTGGGTATTGCTCGATCTGGCTACGTTCAAATGGGGTGAGCTTGACGCCGTTGGCTTCAGCTTGACGCAGCTGCTCAGCCCGCATGTGCTTGTAGCCGTCGTCAGAAGTCCACTGCTTGAGAGCTGCCTTGGGCGGCTTGACGGGCTCCTTAGGCGCAGGCGCAGGTGCCGCCTTGGGCTCGGGTGCGGGCTTGGGAGCAGGTGCGGGCTTGGGCGGCTCGACAGGAGCCTTGGGTGCAGGTGGAGGAGCAGGAGCAGCCTTGGCCTTCGGTGCTGCCGCAGCCTTCACCTTCGCGGGTGGCACTGGCTTCGCTGGTGCTTCCAGCTTCAAGCCATTGCCCAACAGCTGACGCACTGCACCCTGCGGATCCTTCTCATACCGTCCGCCCTTTCCCGTCAGCTTGTTGAACGCCTCTGTGTGCTTGCCCAGCACCATGCGTTTGCTGTGCTCGTTGGCGTTCTGCAGCATGTGCCCCGCAGTGGTCTCACCCAGACCCATGTCCTTGCGACGCACCCACTGCAGCTTCCCGTCAATACGCATCGGCTGCTTGTAGGCGCCATCACCCGTGAACCCAGCCGGTGGTGGCTTGCGCTTCCCACGCTTGTCGTATTCCACAGGCGTTGCCTCTAAAAAGCTGCCCTTGCGCTTGCCGCGGCCTTCCTCCTCCCGCAGCTCCATCGATGCGGTCCACGGCAGGATCTTGCACCTGCAATTCCAATGCGCAGGCCATGCGTGCGGTGGGCTATTGCGCTCCTTGAACTTGATCCCATCCAACGGGGCGCACACCTCACACAGACGGGTGTCATTGCTGGCATCCCACCAGAAGCGGTAGCCGCTCTTCGTCTTGGGCAGCAGATCCTCGTTCGCCTCATAGAACAGGTCATGCGCTGACTGGCTGGCTTCGGCCATCCCCGTGCGCACCAGCGCCTCGGTCATTGCCCAGCCCTTGCGACCCGGACCTAAAGGACCCACCTCGCGCATGATCTCCTCGTTGCTTTGCCCCAACAGGAAGCCAGTGCGCATGGCGCGCTCCACCTGATTCGCCTGCGCGTTCATCCACTCCGGCAGCAACTCATTCAGCCCGCGCGTCGAGCCGCCAGGGGTGAACACGCTGAAGCCCGTCTGCCGTGATGCCGCAACCAGCTGCTGCCTTGTGATGCTCGGGCTGATGAACCCGTCCTGCGCGCCCACCGTCAGGTTCGGGCTGCTCACCTCCACCGTCTTCCCGCCGACCGTGCTGCCGCTCAACACCTCCTGCCCTGGTGTTGGTGCAGGCTTCGTGCCATCAGCCTGCAAATACTTCTGCGCATTGCTCAGCCCTTCCTCGAATGCGCGCACCTGCGCCTCAGGTAGCACCTGATTGATGCGATCCGCCACCTGAGCGAACTGTGCACGGATCGTCTCAAGCTGCGTGCGCAGATACAGCTCGCGCTCGACATTGCCTGGTGGCATCGTCTCCAGCAGGAACTTGATCCGGCTGATCGCATCCTTGTAAGACGGCAGGATCAGCTTCAGCGCGTCATCGCTGAGCCCCTTCAGCGCAAACTGGTCGCGAACAACAGCAAGCGCCTGCCCAGGCGTCTGCATCACTCATCCCCAACAGGCGGCTCTCCCACCACAGGCGTTGGCTTTGCTTCCATCAGCGCGATTTCGTTCTCCATTGACTTCTGCTGCTCCAGCTCAGCACCAGCCATCACCTGTTCGATGTCCACGTCGTCACCCAGCACCTCACCACGACGCAGCAGCTCCAACGCCGTCTGCTGATCGATCAACCCACTGGTGAACAGCGTGTTGATGCTGGTCATGCCTTGACCGTCGAGAGGGTCGAAGTTGAAGTCACGGTCGATCACCACCTCAGGCGCCTGCACCCCCGCATACTCCGCAGCGATCTCGATCGCAGCCTGCAGTGCCTGCTCCAGATCCTTGCTGATCACCGACAGCATCGCGTTTGAATCCGTCCGATCCAACGCCTTGCTGATGCCGGACTCGGCGGAGTTCTTCTGCTTGGACATGATCGCGATGCCCAGGCTGCTCATCTCCTCAACCAACGCATCCAGCTCTGCACGCTGCGCATCGAAGGCACTGCTGGCAGGTTCCACATACTCCGCACCACCCTCAGGCGGCAGCAAGATCGCGTTGTTGACGCTCAAGCCAACAGGATCAGCCTGATCATCGAAGCCCTTCAGCGTCAGGATCGGCTGGCTGGCAACGTGCAGGCACTGGATCAGATCAGCGTGCCGTTGGTAGTGCGTCAGATTCAGCTGCGCGATCTCCTCCAGCGGCGGCTCTGAATACAGCACGCCCAGCTTGCTGCCATACACCGAGACCATCGGGATGTCAGACACGCTCATGCGACCGCTGCTGATCATCTGCCAGCCGCTAGTGCCGCGCTCACCCTGCGCTTCCCACAATTCCCACTTGCCAGGCTCCAGCACCCGCACGCGGTTCTTGTATTCGATGCCAAAGCGTCCTACGGGCACTGATGCCAGCTCGCGGATGCGCACCTGCTGCAGCTTGCCTGCGTTCTGCCTTGGATCTTGCCGCCAGCCGATCACATCCCACGGTGCAACAGGCACGAAGTAGGGCTGCAGCTGCGCATCAACCTGCTGCTTCAGCGTGCGAATCTCCTTCGTGTCTGGGAAGTCCACCAGCCAGTTGGAATGGCCGTAGGCAACAGCGTTGATCAGCTGGTTGCGGCAGAACTCGTCGAGATCAGTGCCCTGACGGTCAACGTCTTTGCGCCACTCTTCCCAGAAGGTTTCATCGCCACCTTCGAGGAACACCGGCTTGCGCAGGATTAACCCCACAGCGGTGCGCACCACACGCTGGAAGTAGGGGCTGAACACACTGCGGCTGACGCGACCGCGCCATGCGTCCTCCAGCTCCATCGGCTGCTGCGGTAAGAACCGCTCTGCATTCAGCCGCAGATACTGCGTGCCCTCCATACAGGCACGAACAGGCGTCCACCTGGACGACATCGCCCAATAGGCGGGATCAGGAACGCTCGGATCGTCCTTGTCACCAGGCGTGTTCAGCTGCTGAGCGCCAAGCCACCCGGCTGCGTAGGGATCATTCGAAACCGGGATGGGGAGCATGGCAGTCAGCCTTCAGCCTTCTTGGCAGCACGACGCTTTTGTGCGGGCTCGTCATCGCGATCAGCGATGGCGGCTTGGTGAGGTGACTCTGGCTGAGGCTTCGGCTTGTGCGGGCCCCAAGGGCCAGGGATCCAGAGACCCATTTAGTGACAACCAACTTCCTCGTAGCCAGTCTAAGTGCGTCTGTAGCGGTCACCTATGGATTGGCGCCTGGCACGGTCATTCACCCTCGAATCACTTGACATACCGGCGAGCTGCCATTAGCCCTAGACGTCCACATCCCTAGGTTTTCGCCAGTAGACAGGCGCTCTAATTAGAAGACGCCAGCTCTTTCACCCTCAACAGCGGGATCGCTGCCACCTGAGGCACAACCGCATTGCCCAATGCTTTCAAGCGGTCCACCCGACCGGAAAGCCCATCATCTCCTCGACAAAGGACGGGTTCAGATACGTAGCTTCGCCAGTCGGGATTGAGTCGTCGCGGAGCATCGTTCCAGCAAGGCCGTCTCTGTTGATCTGCGATGGCGGCAGCGTGCTGTTCTTGCTGTCGTTGGTTGTTGGAGTTGGCAACATCCGCCCCATAACCGTTTCCAAGTTGGGGTTGCGGTCGCCCAGCAGATTGCCCGGCGTATTCAGTGGCGCTGCCATCGCTGAGCACGTTCGTGGGGTGGGAAGCATCCGATCCCGCACTTTGGTTGCCAGTTCCCGTGCTTTGGTATCCGGCCTGGCGCGTGCCTTGTCCCTGCCTCGCTCGCCATCCCCGGCTTTGGGGGTAGGCAACAAGCCACCACCGATCGCGCTGGTGGCAGGCTCCCACAGCACTTGCTGGAATACATGCCCACTCCGCATCAAACCCTGCCGCGGCCAGTTCTCCGAGAACGGTGTCCAGTCCGTTAGCAAGGATCGCTGCGACGTTTTCCAAGATGACGTACTGGGGTTGAACCATGCGAATGACTCGCATGAGTTCGTAAAAGAGACCAGACCGAGTGCCTTCCTTGATACCGGCTTGCTTGCCTGCGGTGCTGATGTCCTGGCAGGGGAACCCACCGCAAATAACGTCAGCTGAGCCGGGCTCTGGGCTGAAAGTTGTGATGTCGTCATAGATGGGCACATCAGGCCAGTGCTTACGCAGGATCTGCTGGCAAAACGGCTCACGCTCTACAAAGCCGATCGTTTCAAAACCACCCACTAGCTGCTCGGCTGCGTAGCTAAACCCGCCGATACCGCTGAAAGTGTCCAGAAGCCTGAGCATGGAGCCAGGCTACCAATGCGCTGCCGTATAGCCCCAGTAGACGAGTCGTCTAATACACCCGGAAGCTGCTGCCACCGCTCTTCCACGGCTTCACTTGGTTCATTGCCGACAGGATCAGGTAGCCCAGACCGTCGCACCAGTGCTCGATGCCGGCGGTCTTGTCCACCACGAAATCCTCTGCGCCTTCCTTGAACGTCACGTTCTTCAGGCCCTTGATCGTGTTCTTGCAGCGTGGGTGAATGAACAGCCTGATCTCACCTTCGGCATTGCGAATCAGCCAGTTCGTGGCGTTCAGCCTGTCCTTCACCGCCCATGGGTGCTTCGGGCTGATGCACATGAAGCCGTGCTTGCGGATGATGCCGTGATCGGTCTCGCCCGCTGCGCTCGTCTTCCTGGCTGAACCAGTCGGGTCGGGGTAAGCCACGATGCGCCGATCAGGGAAGCGCTGCTTGAGCATGGCGCACACCTCATCGGTGTTGGACTGCTTGACCGCCACCTCATCCCAAATGTGGAGCGTGTCACCAACACGGCTGGCGAGCACACCAGCCATCACTGAGACGTTGAAGTCGGTGCCCCACAGGATGTCGCCACCCATGTCATGCACGTCATCGGTGATGTTGTCATCGCTGAAGTCTGGGAACACCCGACCAGTCAGCGTCTCAAAGCTGGCGAGGTATTCCTGGCGGAAGGTGCGCTCGTCCAGGGTGCGCTTGGCGGCTGCTACTTCTTCAGGCGGGACGTTGCCACCTTCGATGGTGGTGTAGCTGAACGTCTGCCAGTCCTCTTGTTCTTGGGCTTGTTCCCACCAGTCATGGAAATGGTTGAGTCCGCTGGGCGTGCTGATGAACCAAGCAGGCCCACGCTGGTCAGACAAGGCGGGCCTGAGCACCATCTCCCAAGCGTCCTTGGGGACGTAAGCCGCTTCATCAAGCACCAAGGCTGAGAGCGACACGCCCCTGAGGGCATCTGCCCGGTCCGCCCCTTTGAGCTGAATGCGGCTGCCATTGGTCAATTCAACTGACAGCTCGGTCTCGTTGCTTTTGGCCATCAGCTCCGGCGGCATCATCGCTTTGAGCTGACGCCAAGCAATCTGCTTTGCACTGACGTAGGTCTGGGTCGCATACCAGTTGAGACTGCCAGGCTTCTCCGCTGCCCAACAGATCAACCGCGCAAGACAGAGATAGGTCTTGCCCATGCGCCGACCTGCGCAAAGCATGATGAACCGCTCTGGCGCATCCCAGACCTGACGCTGTGGGCCCGACAGCGACTCATACAGGTGCTTGGTCAACCTCGAATACGCACCAGAGTCTTCTTCCTTGATGGGGACAGGTGGTTCGAGAATTGAGCCGCCGGCACAGCGATCAAGGATGCTCATGCAGCCTTTTCAGCTTCGATGCGATCGAGTGCAGCTTCCAACTGCTTGGACTTCTCCAAAGCAAGGTGATGACTCGTCACGTAGCAGGCAACTTCAAGGCTGCCGCGTTTCATGCTGACGCGAATCAGCTCAGCGTCGAGCACATCAACCTGCAGCTCTGGGGTCATTGCTTGGCCATCCCAACCAGCTCAGCTTGCAGGCGGATTGCATTGATGGCCACCTGCATCTGGCCGCGACGTTCAGCTTGCTGACGGATGGAACGAAGACCAGCGAGGGCTTCAGCGAGGAACTGCGGGCGTGAGAGTTCACAGTCGCGTTCGATGAGCTTCCTGGCCTTGGCGATGTAGTTGTCAGCCTGCCTGTCACCGACCTCCCAGTTTTCTGCACAGAATCGAACGACGTCACCGCGTGACTTGCCGTCCACCAACAGGCCGTAAACGGTGTTGATGCGGAAATCTGCTTCAGCGGCGGTGCTTCTTGCCACTCTTTGAACTAAATCCGTGCTTAGAGGCTATCTGGGGCAGGTTGCCAGAGGGCGGTGTAGAGGCCGTGAGATGGGCTGTTGGGGTTATTGCGACCGGCGAGTTCGTAGAGCATGTCGAGGGCAATGACTCGAGCATTCATGGCGGCCACATCCTGAGCACCGGGCTTTTGAGCTTCGGTGCGGAGCTGCTTGACCTGCTGTTCGGGGGTCATAGGGAGATGACGGTGAGGAGGAGGCCGGGAGGTTCGTCGGTGAG